GCCAACTCCGACCAGCCGATCTGCTGCGCATCGTCAATGCGGTTGATATTCCCAATGCTGAACCATTGACGGAATTCCAGTTGCGTCGCCACCGCAATCGTGCTGGTTACAGCATCAGTGATCCGTCCAATCCACAGACGGTGGATTTGTTCCGCTATGCCGCTTGGCTGACGCTGGAATATGCCAAGCCCAAGTCTGGTCCTTTGAGTTATGAAGAGCAGAAAGCACGTCAGGCCGAGCGCAATGCAGAGGCCGTGCGTTCGGCACAGGACATCGGCGAGATACCGGCGGTCGTTGATCCTGATCGCAAAGCCCGTTGCATCGCATCGTTCCGATGTTTTTGTGAGACATATTTTGCTGAAGTGTTTTACTTGCCGTGGTCGGATGATCACCTGCGGGTGATTGAGAAGATCGAAAAGGCCGTTCGCACCGGCGGTTTGTTTGCGATGGCCATGCCGCGCGGATCAGGAAAAACGGTTTTGTGCCAGGCCGCAGTGTTGTGGGCAGCGCTAATCGGTGCATCGCCGTTCATCTGCCTGGTTGCCGCCAGTGCCGAACGTGCCCGGGACCTGCTGGAAAACATCAAGATATGGCTGGAGACCAACCCGTTATTGCAGGAAGATTTTCCGGAGGTCACGTATCCCATCCGGTGCCTGGAGCGGATCACCAACCGTCAGAAGGGGCAAAAGTATCAGGGCGTGCCGACGCGCATCGACTGGTCGTCTGATCGTGTGGTCTTGCCGGTGATCGAAGGCAGTCTGTCATCGGGTATCGTTATCTCGTCCAGTGGCATGAAGGGCAGTGACATCCGTGGACAGAACTATGCCCGGGCCGATGGGCAGGTGGTGCGTCCGCAATTGGTGTTGGTTGACGACCCGCAGACTACCGAATCGGCATGGTCGCCATCGCAAAGCCAACGTCGTGAAGCGATCCTAGCTGGCGATGTGTTGGGTATGGCTGGACCCGGCAAGAAGATCGCGGGACTCATGGCCTGCACGGTGATCCGGCCTGCTGACATGGCCGACAATATCCTGGATCGTGATAAGCATCCCGAGTGGCAAGGCGAGCGCACAAAGATGGTGTATGCCTTTCCCGCCTCAGGAAGTGATAAGCTCTGGGCCAAGTATGCCGAAATCCGTGCTGACAGTTTGCGTAATGACGGCGACGGATCACAGGCCACTGAATTTTACCGTGCTCATCGGGTGGCCATGGATACAGGCAGCATCGTCGCCTGGCCAGAGCGTTTCAACGAGGATGAGTTGTCGGCCCTCCAGCATGCGATGAACCTGCGTCTGCGTGATGAGGCTGCATTCTTTGCTGAATATCAAAACGAGCCCATCATCGAATCCGTCGGTGAGGAGATGCTGACCGCCGATGCAATTGCTGCCAAAACCAATGGACACCCTCAGAGCATTATCCCATTGGCCTGCAACCATCTGACCATGTTCATCGACGTCCAGCAAAAGGTATTGTTCTGGATGCTATGCGCCTGGGAGGAGAATTTTACAGGTTACATCGTGGACTACGGGACATGGCCTGAGCAGAAACGAGCCTATTACACATTACGTGATGTTCGTTCCACGATCAGTCGTGCCGCACCCGGCGCAGGGCTTGAGGGGCAGATTTACGCCGGATTGGACATACTCATCGCCGAGAAGCTGGCATCAACCTATCACCGAGACGACGGCGCGGACATGCGCATCGACCGTTGTCTGATCGATGCAAACTGGGGACAGTCCACCGATGTGGTGTATCAGTTCTGTCGGCAGAGTACCCACGCAGGCTTGCTATTGCCCAGCCATGGCCGCTACGTCGGTGCGTCGAGCATGCCATTTAGTGAGTACCGACGTAAACGTGGGGATCGCGTCGGTCTGCACTGGCGAATCCCCAACACCGTGGGCAAACGACAGGTGCGTCATGCCCTGATCGACACCAATTACTGGAAGACCTTCGTGCATGCCCGCCTATCTGTGTCGATGGGTGATCCGGGCTGCATGTCCCTGTATGGCCGTGACGACAAGACCCATCGCCTGCTTGCCGATCACCTGACGGCGGAATACCGCGTTCAATCCATGGCGCAGGGTCGTACCGTTGATGAGTGGAAACTTCGTGCCACGCGCCCGGATAACCACTGGCTGGATTGCTTGGTCGGTTGTGCAGTGGGCGCGTCGATTCAAGGTGTTGCATTGGCTGGTGTCGAGTCGCGCAGTGTGCAATCGCGTCCGCGCATAAAACTTTCTGATATGCAACGACACTAGTTTTTATATCTCAGTTACTCCCCTACTCAACAATCTGCACTTTTTTCAGTTTTTTGGCAAAAACCACTCTCAAATTTTGGGGGGTATCGGCAATTAGTAATGTAGCCACGCCACAAAAGGCCGAGGGGAAATCATGACCGACTCACTTGAAAACACCATTGAGGAAAACGCTACCGCACCGGCTGAGGTGTCAGTCGACGGCCAGCACGTTAAGCAGCATCCGCTGCAAGATCAGATCGCCGTGGATCGTTACCTGGCATCGAAGAAGGCAGCCCAGTCCAAAGGACTGGGTGTGAAGATTTTTAAGATCAATCCCGGGGGCACGGTTTGATGCAATTACGTAACTGGCTCAAAAAATCAAAGCAGCAGGTGCAACGCCAACAGCAGATGCGTAGCGTGCCGGTGGCCAATGTGGTGCGGGCGCGTTATGACGCGGCGCAGACCACGGCAGAGAATGCCCGCCACTGGGCGATGGCCGATGCCATGTCGGCTGATTGTGCAGCGTCTGCGGACATCCGCAAGAAACTGCGCGAACGTGCCCGGTATGAGGTGGCCAACAACAGCTATGCCAAGGGCATCGTGCTGACGATGGCCAATGACTGCATCGGTACAGGGCCGCGTCTGCAATTGCTCACCAAGCATGATGCGCTGAATCGCCAGATCGAAGAAGCCTTTGACCAGTGGAGCAAGGCGGTCAGCCTGGCATCCAAGCTCCGCACCATGCGGATGGCCAAGAGCACGGATGGGGAAGCGTTCGGTGTCCTGTCTTTCAATCCCAACATCGATTCGCCTGTTGCTCTTGATCTGCAACTTATCGAAGCGGATCGCATCGCGTCACCATCGTCGGTGATGTTGCCGACACGCAATGATGTGGACGGTGTGATTCTCGACAGCTTTGGCAATCCTCAGTTCTATTCCATCCTGCGTCAGCATCCCGGTGGCTTGGGCAACTACAGCACATGGATGTCGCAATATGACGAGGTGCCTGCCGGTTCGGTGATTCACTGGTTCCGCGCGGATCGGCCTGAGCAGCATCGCGGCATTCCAGAGATCACTCCGGCACTGCCGCTCTTTGCCCAACTGCGTCGATACACGCTGGCCGTCATCGCCGCCGCCGAAACCGCCGCCGACTTTGCTGCGGTGCTGTACACCGATTCGCCAGCCAACGGCGAAGCCCAAGCCCTTGATCCGATGGACATTGTCAGCCTGGAGAAGCGTATGGCCACAGTGTTGCCCGACGGTTGGCGATTAGGCCAGATCGATTCGCAGCAACCCACCACCACCTATGCCGAATTCAAGCGCGAGATTCTTAACGAGATCGCGCGTTGCATGAACCTGCCCTACAACATCGCCGCCTGCAATTCGTCGGGTTACAACTACGCCTCGGGACGCTTGGACCATCAGACCTACTATAAGTCCATTCGCGTGGAACAGATGCATCTTGCTGAAATCGTGCTGGATCAAATCTTCAACGCATGGATACGCGAGGCGATGCTCACGCCTGAGCTTTCCATACTACGCAGTATGCCCACCTTGTCGGGACGGCCCATGCCACTGGTAAGAGGATGGTTCTTTGATGGGACGGAGCATGTCGATCCGGCCAAAGAAGCCAACGCTCAGGCCAAACGTTTAAGTAGTCACACAACCACATTGGCTGCTGAATATGCCCGTCAGGGCAAGGACTGGGAAACCGAGCTTCGCCAGCGTGCCAAGGAAACCCGACTCATGCAAACACTTGGGCTGACGACATCGGAGAGTCAGTCTGCTCAACCTTCTTCATCATCTTCAAATTCTCAGGAGACCAACGTACATGACGATGACACTGTCGCCAACCCAACTGCCTGACCAACTGTCGTTCACCTGTCCGCTGACTATTGAGGCTGCCGGGGAAAAAACTGCTTCCGGGGGTGGCATTCCCCAGTTCAGGATGGTTGCCTACACAGGTGGCTTGATGCGGATCGAAGGATTCCCGCATCCTGTCGTGGTGGACCTCGAAGGTTTAGGCATTGACCGCCAGGACATCCCCGTTCGTCTGGATCACAATTCACGCCAAGGTGTCGGCCACACACAGCGCGTCGCTGTTGAGAATGGCAGCCTCATTGCCGAGGGCCTTGTCAGCCGTGACACCAGTTGGGCACGTGACGTCATCCGCAGCGGCCAGAACGGATTCCCCTGGCAGGCCAGCATCGGCGCGGCTGTCATCGATGCCCAGTTCATTCCCAACGGCCAGAACGTCACTGTCAATGGCCGGACATTTGACGGCCCGATCCACGTCGTCCGCAAGGCCGTCCTCAAGGAAATCTCATTCGTCGACAACGGGGCAGACTCGTCTACGTCTGCCCGCATCGCAGCCAACAGCAAGGAGCAATCGTCTATGCCGCATGGTACACAGAACCAAGCAACCACCACCGTCGTCACCGATCCCAAACCGGCCACACCTTCGACCATCAACACCCCGACACCGGAAGATCCGACGCCGCCCCCGTCGCCCGCACGTCCTGCCACCCTCGCCGCACGTGCAATGGAAGATGTGTCGGATGCCCAGCGGCCGGATGATCAGAACCCGATGATGCAGATGCGTCGTCAGATGGCTGAGGAAACCCGTCGCATCCAGGCCATCCGCAGCACCTGTGCCGGCAAACATCCGGACATCGAAGCGCAGGCCATCGAGGAAGGTTGGGATGTGACCAAGACCGAATTGCACGTCCTCCGTGCGTCGCGCCCGCAGGTGCCGGTGGCCATCCGGGGAACCGGCCAGTCTTCCCGCCCCAGTAACCCGCAGGTGTTCGAAGCCGTGGCGCTGATGGCCAGCGGCCTGCCCAGCAGCCGAGTGCAGGCGCTGTATGCCGAACCGGTGCTGGAAGCCGCCGACAAACTCCGTGGCATCGGTGTGCAGGAATTTTGCGAGATGGCCAGTGGCCAGCAACTTCCCCGCTTTCGCCGTGATGCCACCGGCTGGTTGCAGGCTGCCTTCAGCAGCGCGTCGCTGCCGGGTGTCCTCTCCAACATCGCCAACAAGATGCTGCTCGAGGGCTACAACTATGTCGAGGATGCCTGGCGTCGCATTGCCAAGATCGCCAGCGTCAACGATTTCAAGGAGCACACGCGCTATCGCATGACCGGTTCGTTCAAGTTCCAGCAGGTGGGCCCTGACGGCGAGATCAAACATGGCCAGCTTGATGAACAGCAGTTTGGGCAGAAGGCTGATACCCACGGCATCATGTTCGCGCTGACCCGGCAGATGATCATCAACGATGACCTGGGTGCCTTCACCGACATCCCGCGCCAGATCGGTATGGGTGCTGCCGAGGCCATCGCCGAAGCGGTGTGGGCGCTGTGGTTGAGTAACCCCGTTCAGTCCGATGGCAAGGCGTTTTTCCATGCCGATCACAACAACTACAGCGAAGGTGCCGATACCGCGCTGTCCATCGACGGTCTCACTGCTGCGGAAATCCTCTTTGCCCAGCAGGTCAAACCCAATGGTAAGCCGCTGGGCATCATGCCGTCGCTACTGCTGGTACCGCCGGGTTTGAAAGTCGCGGCTGAAATGCTCATGAAGAGCCTGCAACTCAACGAGACCACCACAACCAACAAACCCAAGCCGTCGACCAACCCGCATGCCGGCAAGTTCGATGTGGTGTCCAGTGTCTACCTGTCCAACACCAGCTTCACCAACGCCTCCAACAAGGCGTGGTACCTGCTGGCCGATCCCAATCGACTCTCGGCCATCGAGGTGGCGTTCCTCAACGGCGTGGATCGTCCCACCGTCGAAAAAACCGACGCAGATTTTTCAACGCTCGGAGTACAGTTCCGCGGGTACATCGACTTCGGCGTGCGGGAACAGGACCACCGTGGCGCTGTGAAACTCAAAGGGGAAGCGTAATTACCCCTTAAAACAAGGCGTTTTTCTGATTCTATTCACTTTGCAAGGAGCATCCTTTTATGAATGCAGTTTTTGTTCAGGACGGTGACAGCATCGTTTACACCCCCTCCGTCGACATCGCCGCCGGTACGGTGGTGGTTCAAGGCGACTTGGTGGGCGTGGCCAAACTTGACATCGCCGCTGGTGAGTTGGGCAGCCTCAGTGTCACCGGCATTTTCGAGATGCCCAAGATGGCGGGCCCCAGTACGGCGATCACCATCGGCACCAAGCTGTACTGGCAGGCGCTGGTCAAACAGGTGACCCTCGAGTCGGCCGACGGCACGTACATGGGCAAAGCCGTCAGCAATGCCGGTGACAACGACGCCACCGTCCGCGTCAAACTCACCGCCTAACAGGAGTCCATGTGCATGTCCAAAGACTTCATGAAGATCGGCATGCAGTGGCTGGCCAAGGTGCGGGCTGGATGGTGTACGCAGGAGGTTGCCTACCAACAAGGCGAATCCTCGTACACCGTCCATGCCTCGCCGGGCATCAGCAAGGATGAAAAGTCCACCGTCGGCGGCGTCACCACCGAGTCGAGTATATGGGATTTTCTGATCAATGCTGAGGATTTTCCGGCAGAGTTCGAGCCCACGCCCGGTGATGTCCTGACGATGGACGACAAGCAATATGAGATCACCAACTTTGGTGACGACGGCTGCTATCGCTACTGCGACCCGTATCACACCACCCTCCGTATCCACACCCGTTTACTGGGAGACGCTCAAGCATGAATCAATGTAATCAACAGGATGTCGGCAGTGCCCAGCAGTTCAAGGAACTACACGACAAGCTCGACCGACTGGACCATGCCATCCGTGGCAATGGTGAACCGGGCATCAACATCCGTCTGGATCGCCTGGAACAAAATGCGATCCGCCATGCACGATGGATGTGGCTGATCGCAGGGGCCGGGGTTACAAGCATGGTCAATATTCTTTTCAGTTTGGTTCGGGGGTAAGTATGAAAATGCTCATTGACCTGGCCGACGCTGTCACCAGTCAGGTAAACCAATCCGGCATCGTCACCAACGCCAAACGCTTGGTGCTGCCGATTCATGACCTGGCTCAACTGCGTGAGATGACCATCAGTGTTGTCCCGCGTGGCGTGCAGATTCAAAGTGTCACGCGCCGTCTCAGTCAGTATGACTGCCAGGTGGACATCGGCGTGCAGCAAAAACTGACCGTCACGCAGGCTGAAATGGATGCAGCGGTTGCAGGACTGTGCCAACTGGTGGAGCAGATCGCTGACCACCTGAAAGGCCAGACGCTGACAGGGATGCCCAACGCGATCTGGCTCAAGATTGAGAATGACCCGGTGTATGCCTCGGATCATCTTGCCCAACAGCGGGTGTTCACGTCGGTGCTGACGTTGACGTACCGGATTACCAAGTGAGGTGTTGATGCTGCGTGTTTATTACAAACCACCGGGTGCTTCCGGGGGCCTCAACAAGAAGCTGATTCGGCAGAAGATGGCCAAGGCGAGTTTTGAAAGCCTGGGCCATGCCGGGGCGGCGATTCGGTTGACAGCCCGGCGCAGCATCCGCGTCAGCAAGCGGTATTCGTTGCCCGGTTCGCCACCGCATACACGACACGGCCAACTGCGGCGTGCCATCGTCTATGCCCGGGAAGGCAACGACCGTGTGCTGATCGGCCCCGGTTTCGCCAACGTTGGCCCGTCAGCCATGGCTCACGAATTCGGCGGCACGTTCCGTGGGCATCGTTACCCTCGGAGACCTTTGATGGGACCGGCTTTGAATAAAAACCTACCGCGTCTGCCCCGATTCTGGGCAGGCTCGATTCGATAGATAACACACAAAACCCCTTAAAACAAGGAGAATTTCATGTCCATCCGTTTAGGGATGCAGGCCAAGCTATACCACGGCGCGGCCGGCGCAACCGCAACCACCGAACTGACCAACGTGAAAGATGTCACGCTTAACCTGGAAAAAGGCGAAGCGGATATCACCACGCGTGCCAGCAATGGTTGGCGCGCTACAGTCGCCACACTCAAAAATGGTAGTGTAGAGTTCACGATGAGTTGGGATCCGGACGACACCGGCTTCACGGCCATCAAGAATGCGTACTTCAACGACGATGCCATCGCCTTGGCTGTGCTCGATGGTGAAGGCGGTAGTGGCCTGGACGCTGACTTCTCGGTCACCAACTTCACGCGCAACGAACCGCTCGAAGAAGCCATCACGGTCAATGTGACTGTCAAGCCAACCTATGTCACCCGCGCACCGGCTTGGGTGGATGGAGGTGCCAGCTAATGCAAACCTTCAAAGACCAATCCAATAATGTTTGGACCGTGCAGATCACTGTCGCCACCATCAAGCGGGTTCAGGCACTCGTCGGTATCAATCTGCTCGATGTGTTGGACAGCAAATCCCATCTGCTGGAAAAACTGTCCACCGATCCGATCCTGCTCTGCGATGTGCTCTATGCCATCTGCCAGCAACAGGCTCAATCGGCCAACGTGACGGACGAGCAGTTCGGGCAGGCACTGGCAGGTGACGTCATCGATCATGCGACCACGGCATTGCTCCAGGAGTTGGCGGATTTTTTCCCCGCAGCGAAGCGAACCGTGCTCAAGAAAGCACTGGCCAAGCTTCGCCAGGTCGAGGAAAAAGCCCTGGAAATCGCCAGCCAACAACTGGACAGTCCGGAGTTGCAGCAGCAACTCGAACACCTGCTGCAACCTGTCACGACATGATCTGGCAACTGGCAGGCATCCTCGGCGTCCATCCCGATCCGTTCACGTTGCGTGAACTCTACGAGATGTCCCAGTCTCGCCAGAAACAGGATTGGTTGCACACATCCAACCTGATGGCCTTGCTTGCCAACTTACTCACGTTCAATCGTTCCCACACGTTCAAGGCAGCGGACTTTGATCCGTTCGCCCAAAGCCAGTCATCGCAAGTGATCCCGTTGGACACCGACGATGCGATGGCGCTACTCAAGAAAACTTTCATTCCATCAAGGAAAAATTCACCATGAAAACCAATCACCTGATCTTTCTGTTCATCCTTACGTTTGTCGTTCTCGGCCTGCTGAGTTTTGCAGGCTGCGACATGGGCGACATGATCCACGTCAAAACGCCCAACACCATCCAGCAGCAGACGGGGCTTGCCAGCAATATCTCGCTCAATGAAGCCCAAAGCGAATACCAACTCTGGTATCAGCACATGCAAACCGCTGGTAGCCAGTGGAAATCCAACATCGAACATGCCAACGAGATCCGCAACATGGTCAACCAGTTGTCGTTGTCAGCTCTCGATGAAATCGGTCCCACGGTTGCAGGTGTCCCCATGCTCGGGCCGCTGCTGCCAGCGGCTTCGGGTTTACTCGGCCTGTTCCTCGGCTCTGGCAAACTTCGCAAGGAAAAAGAAGCCTCCTTCAACAAGGGCCTGGACGAAGGGCGCAAGACGACCACTCTTCCGGGGGCGGCTTCGACTGCCACGACCTAATTGTTTGAACCGTCAAGACGCCAAGCCCCCGGGGGCGTCAAGGCCAGATAAGTTTTTATCCGTTTTTTCAATCATGTTTCATCTCATCCGATCTTGGCGTCCTTGGCGTCTTGGCGGTAAATAAAAAAGGTTTAGCATGTCGCCAGGTATCGCCAACAGTCGGAATATTCGTGCCGGGGCTGCGTACATTGAGTTGACCACACAGGACAGCAAGTTAGTCCGTGGTCTCGACAAAGCCCAAAAGCGCGTCAAAGCCTTCGGTAAGAGCGTTGGTGAAATCGGCAAGCGACTGACCGCTGTGTCTGCCGTGGCGGCGGTGCCTTTGCTCTCTGGCCTGAAAATCTATGCGGATTTTCAGCAGCAGATGGCCACCGTCGTCACGATGCTCTCGGATTCGGATGCCGAGAAGTATATGGATGGCTTTACCAAAGGCATCCGCAAAATGGCGGTCAGCTTTGGTGAATCCACCGAAGCATTGTCCGGTGGTTTGTATGACATCCTCTCGGCTTCCATCGCCCCAGCCAAGGCATTGGATGTGTTGGGCGTTGCAGCCAAGTCAGCTAAAGCCGGACTCACCGACACGCGCACCGCAGCGGATGCCATCACCACGGTGCTCAACAGTTATGGCCTGGTGGCTGAACAAGCTGGCGATATCTCCGACTGGTTGTTTGGCATTGTGCAACGCGGCAAAACCACGTTTGCCGAACTGGCCCCACAGATCGGTATGGTCGCATCGACTGCTGCCAGCGCGGGATTGCCGCTGGATGAACTGGGTGCGATGATCGCCACCTTGACCCGCAACGGCCTACGCACCACCACGGCCATTGATTCGGTCAACGGTATTCTGCGCAGCTTCCTTAAACCAAGCGCCGAAGCTACCAAGTTGGCACATGAGCTTGGCTTTGAGATGAACACCACGACGT